TAGTATTTGTTGAACATGTGTTAAATAACTAATATCCTTCAATGACCGACCCTTCCCATTCGGAACAAGCCTATTCAAAAAACACCACTTTACAAAACATCTTATATTAAATCCATGTTCTATGCATATGCAAATAACACGTTCGAAATCAAGCCATTCGGATTTATTTGTTGTTTTACGTCGTTTGAAATTTCTATTAAGACTTACCATAACATTCTTATAAGTCTTCATAGATTCGGCTGAAAAATCATTATAGACAGAATTAACCAAATCTTCAGAGATATTCGAAGATGGGCTTGTATTTATATCCGTCAAATTTTGATTCATATCCTATCTTATCTTTTCGTAAAGAGTAAATAAAAGGTCGTATCTTACTTCTTAAAAATCCTATATTAAAATATTCTGGAAACTTATCAACCAAAGCCTCAATCAGTTCTTTTAGACTATAATCAAAATTATCGCAAATATCAAGTAAATCATTTTCGTTTATTATCGAATGTATGTCAGATTTCCTAGATTTTATTATATTCTCTATATATTCTTTTATCCCCTCGTTATCAATATTACTATCAGACTTAGGTACATCTGATTCTCCAATAAAACCACTTAAATTATCTTCTGGATTGTGTTTACTAAATCTAGATTTTACTGGTTTATTTACAATTTTTATTAATTGACGAGGTGTCTTCTTGTTTGTAGATGCATTCTGTTCTTCTTTTAATATATCAGTTTCCTTAAAAACAATTATTATACTATTGGAAATTACTGAAGCATTGTCTATTATTATTGTCCTATCACTTTTCTGACGTGCCATTTAAAGTATCTTTATTCTTTTAATAAATTATACTTTGGCAATTCTTTTTTAAAAAATATTAACAAATCCGGCATCTTCACATGATAATGGTTTTGATAAAGTTGAATTATTAACGGAAATGGAATTAGTCTTTTCGTCTTTTTGTTTTGTATCCACTTTATTAGTTTTTGTGATGCTAGAAGATACTGTAGACACAGAGTCCTGAGAATTATCGCCTTGGTCGCAATCCCCCATGTCAATCAAATCAAGTGATGATTCATCTATCTTAAATTGATGAGGAGTGTAATTCTTATTTCCAAGACGATTTTTTATGACATTTATCTTCAATACACCACTGTCAACATCCTCATCCATCTGATACAACGCTGCTATGAAGTCTGCTGTATGTGCAATTCCACGAGACTCACTGATGTTCTCCATACCAATAGTCTCTGAATTCATTCCTTCAGTGTTTGATTGTACTGCAGAGATCACAGGACATTTGAAGATATAGCTTAATGCACGCAGCTTCTCAGAGACGGCTAGCCCGTCTTTGAACATATTGTCAGAATTCTGCTATGCTAAGACTAAGTTCAAGTAGTCTATGATGATTACATCGAAGTGCTTTCCAGCATTCTTCAAGTTCTCAAGATAGATCTAGATGTCTGATGGGCGAATGCTTCTAGGGGGATACTCTTTGATGTAAAGATTTGACTTTGGATGCTTAGCATAGAACTCTTTGATCCGTTGAATTGCAGCTGAGGCATTCTCATTGAGATGATTGATGTCTTTCTGCGAAATGTGAGAGTCAAAGCGCTAAGCATAGACATTCTCTGACATCTCCAAAGAGATCACTACAACACTTAGGTTCTGCTTCAAGAAATTGACAGCTAAATTACTTAGGAACACAGACTTTCCAAGTCCTGCTTGTGCCATGAACAAAGCAAGCATCTTTCCGTCTTTAAGGAAACCACCATTAGTATAGTCATCTAAAGAGTCCCATCCAGTCTTGACTTTAGCTTCAGGATTCTTGATGTATTCCCAATGGTTAAGCATTGCTTGCTCATCAAAGTAGTTCAATCCTAAGTCTGTGTCGTTGAATGTGATCCGTTGGACACGATCAAAGTTCTCGAGGCACTTTTCAACAACCTTTTCGTATTTCTCAGGACTTCTGTCTAGCAGCTCAGCATTGTCATAGAGAGAATTGTAGAATGCATTGCGTCTGATGAACTCTTTCAAGTTTGAGTTCAAGACATCATCACTTAAGTTAAGCTCGAGATTTGAGATCTCTGTCAGCAGCATCTAGACATCAGAAATCTTGACTTCTCCTTCAGGAGACTTCTCGATGAACTTCTTGACTAGAGCCTAAATGATGCTATTGCTCGGGATCGAGTTGTACTTCTTGTAGTAGTTCAGGACTAGCTTCAACACTATTCCTAAGTTCTAGACTTTGAACCAACGCTTGTCATAGACATTAGACAAGATGTTGAGCCAATTCTTGTCGACAAGTGCTTTCTTCAAAAGCAGCTTCTCGATCACATCATTTGAGAAGTCTAGTTCCATCTATAGATTAGTTCCAGTCTGAATAACCGTTCATCGCACGAACATATTTTACATTGACTGCAGACTTAGGTGCAGCCAAATGCTGTTGCCGATTTCCATTGTGATCATGTCCGCATTGGATTGGAGGAGGTGTCGTAGAAGGCTACGGAGCAGTCTGCTGCAATGGAACCTGAGAACGAAGACGTGTGTTCTCAAATGAAAGGTCAGAAATGCGCACAAGACATGCATCATTTTCAGCTCTAAGCTCCTATATTTGCTTCCTAAGCTCACTTGCTTCTGCTTGCAGATTTTCTATTTTCTGATTTAGTATCTCGTCTTCTTGCGATGGCGTGCTTTCAGAAGTGTGAATCAGAGCTTCGTTCAGCTTGTCAATCTTCTCAAGTGACTTAGCTAGCTGCTCAGTAAGCTCAGAAACTTTATTGTTCAGAGCTTCATTCTCAAGAGAGATCTTGTCAAATGTATCGAGCTTTGTTTTGTTCTCAGGTGTCAGACGATCCATCTGCAGAAATGAGTCAGCTGACTCAGCCAATGTCTATTGCGGTGCAGTGTCTTGAGAAACATCGCTAGACAGCAACACTGTCTATGCAGCTGCATCTTTTGCAAAGATCTGATTTCCTTTGTTCTTGTTTTTCTTAGCCATAGCTTATTGTCTCCCTTGTCTATGCATTAGTCTTCAATAGTAGCTTCTTCAAGACTAGACTCAATCTCGTCAAGCTCTTTGCTTGTTGAATTTGAATAGGACATGGTCTCGATTGACTTCTTATTGAACTCTTCAATGAATGTCTCCCAGATCTTGTCATTGGTGATGAGCTCTTTGTATGTCACCTTCTTGTCTGAGAATGATGGGCATGTATACCCTCCACGAACTTCATTTAGATAGCCAAGCCGCATTGCATCGCTGATGAGACCATCATACTTAGCAATTCCAGTATTGAAGTCAATGAACACTGTCGCTGTGTATGCAGGCTTGCATACACGATTCTTTACTACGAAGAACTTGATCTTGTTCCCTTTGAAGAAGCCAACATCTGCGTCATCTTTCTCTAATCCTGTCATGAACTCAGTGTCGACAGCTTTGATAAGAAGCTTTTCGCATTGGAGAATGAGGTGTGAAGCAAACTAGATTCCAAGTCCACCAGCCATATTATGGATCTTCGAAGCAAACATAGCTCCAGGATTCTGATACTCGTGGTTCACAATCAACAAGGTAGCATTAGACTAGACAACACGCATCATGAGACCGCGCATCAAGTTGTTCTTCATCTTGGCCCCAATTCCCATGTCCATTGAATTCTTGTCACGATCAACTGCATCATTGATCAGCTTGTCGGCAGCTAAAGCACCATAAGAGTCAAGAATGCAGAGTGCTTTAATCTCATCATTGTTGTCTGGATCTTTAAGGTATTCAGCACGTGCTTGGACTAGCATGTCATATGTCTGCAGCATCTTGACTGCACATTGTTCAATTGAAGCCACTGGAATATGGTTGATCTTCGTCATGTCTACACCATGCTGCTTGAAGATGTTCACAAGCGTTCCGCCTTCTGAATCAAAGATGTAGACTACGTCAATCGTCCCGTTCTTTAATGCTAATGCAGCAGTATTAGCAGCAATCAATGATTTTCCAGAACCAGACTCTCCAAACAAAGTAGAGATGCGACCAACAGGAAATCCTTTGTGGATGTCTCCAGTCAAGACACGATTGAGTGCATATGATCCTGTGTCAAGGAAGCATTGCACATCTGCATATGTTGATTCAGCAAGAGTCTCGGCTCCTGTGCTTTTCCTGATGTTCTTCAATACGTCATTCAGTTTCATAGCTCTGTTCTTTCTTAGTGCTCTATACAAAACTGTACTTATTTAGAGATTTTCTGGGGCTGCTGAGGCCGCAAGCATCTACGGCTTATTCCGCTTTGTGTATTTCAGGAACTTCCTATACAATGTAGTCTTGACAAGGACATAGTAGACAGCCATGCGAGCAAATTGCTTCTAGCGATATCCTTTAGTCCGCTTTGTGCAGTCTGGAACATCTCTGATCTGCAGCTCAACTTGCTCATTGATCCATGGACAGTCTTCATGCTCGATCATCTTGTCCCATAGTATCTAGGTGTCTTGAGGCTTGATTTGCCCAGCTTTCTTGTCTAGATAAGTTTTATGATAAGCCAAGATGCGTGAGACAACATGACGTGCTTCAAAATGCCTGAACTTGAATCTGATTTGCTGCTTGAGGATAGCTAAGTACATGATTAGCTAGTCATGAGAATCTAGATCTTTTGAGACCATGACTTCTGTTGCAGATGTCAGCTAATAGTCATGAAACAGCTCAATGCATTTCCGATAAGTCTCGCTGTTGACGCCTTTTCCATGCAGACGCATCTATATTTCTATGTACTGATATGTGTCAGACAAGAGAGCTAGACGATATTTCTTTCCAGTCACGCTATTAGTAGGCTCATTTATGATGACTAAGCAGCGTAAAGGAATCCGGACTTTCTTTGGAGGCTTAAATCCCATAGCTTATGACATCATACTGTCTTGTGCTGCCATAGGATCTTCACATTTTTCCGATGAGCATGTTGTCTAATGTCCAAGACATGCGGTCTACATAGAATGGTTGTGCAGAAAGCGGATATGCATCAACTTGGCTCATGTATTCAGCATAAGCAGATGGCTATGGGACAGGATAGAATCCAACGTCAAGCTAGTTTATTATTGGTGTGAACCCATCATAGACATCTGAGCTTAGGTCAGGATTGTCTACATACGAGGTCACTTCTGTAGTGACTTCTTCTTGTTCCATTGCTGTCAGCCGAGCGGTCGGATGCTTAGCTTGATATGCGCTTACTTCAGTTGGAGACAACGAGACTGCCCATGAAGACACAAAAGAGCTCATATAGCTTGAGATGACTTTCTATGGGACTACTTTAGCTTGCTGCATTCCGCCAAAAAGATATGTCTTGAATGTGAACTGGAACGTAGATGTGATCAGGTCATCCATTGTTGGATCGAGCTCTCCAGGATGCTCTTCAGCAATTGAGTCGGCCATGATGATCTAGCTGTTCATCTTGATCCCTTCATATTTAGGATGTGTGCATGTCACATAGATGTCGCTATTGAAGAAGACCATGAAGTTGCTAGCGATCTAGTCAATGTCTGAAGCATATTTTGAGATGATCGAGACATCATAGCTGATGTCAATTGGGACAGGAGTCAGCAAATTCTCATTCCTGTTCTTGCTAGTGATCTCGTACTTGACTTCGTTGTTATGGCCATTGACACGTTCTGGGCTTCTAGAATATCCAGTCCTATTGATTGTTATCAAAGGAAGCTTATACATAGCCCGCTTTTCAGAGTTTTCCCAATTCTTTAAGACTCTAGAGCGCTATTCTAGCATACATGTCACTGGAAATGTCTTCTTCTCTCCAGTCTGCTTGTCGGCTCTTTCGATCACAATATTGCTGAAGATCCGTTTGAAAAGGAGATTAGCAATTGCGAGCTCTGCATTGTAGCTTCTTACTTCCATACTGGTCCTATTTACTTTGTCGTGGAATTTTCTAGACGTTGTAAGATATATGTATCATGAGTGACAAGAAACAACAGATTGCAATAGCAGACTTCGACCTTTTCTGTGAGTTAGTTAAGTCTGCAGTCAAGATAATTGACTCGGCTAAGTTCCTAGTCAATGAGAATGGTGTCTAGGTGTATGGAGCTAGGAACAAAATAGCTCGTTGTGAGCTCGAGTCTAATGCTATCTCTGCATCGAGCCCAATTGAGTTCTCTATCTTAGACCTAAGCACATTTGTAAAAGTCTTGTCGACAGTCAGCACGATTCATGAAAATGACTTTTCAGACCTCAAGTTCATAGCTGACTTGCCGTTTGTGCGGTTTGAGTCAAAGAAGTTCAAGACAAAGCTTTCAACTTGCAATGAAGACGTCATTTCTAAATGGGTCTCGAAGAAGATTGATGAGTCTAAGTTCACTCCTGTCTTTGAGTTCACAACAACAAGTGATTGGCTACGACGTGTCAATAGCCATTCCTACATCTTTCCAGATCCAAATTGCCTGAAAGTCTATCTTGAGACTAAAGATGACATGGAGAAGAACACACTGTTTGCTACGCTTGGAAACAAAGAGACAGACCTCAATAATGAGATGACATTGAAATGTGGTCTAGTGACTTATGGAAAGCTTGATGACCGGAAGATCATCATCGATCTTGAGCGTTTGAACCTATTCAATGCTTTCTCATCAGATAGCATAAAGATTTCACTCATGAGCCTTAACGTTCTTGTCAGCAAGGTCAAAGCTGTTGGCAAGAACGATTCGGCTTACCTTAACATGACGGTCTACAACAGCATTCTCAAGAATTGAGGTGCATGACATGGCTGACATCATTTCTAAGATGAGAAGCTCTGGAATCACGCTTCTGCAGACTGAAGCTGAGGACCTAGCAAAATGGTCTAAGCTCAGCCATACTAAAGAAGATCTTGAGCTCTTCTTGAACTACAACATCGCTGAGATGAAGTTCTTAGCATCTGATGGAAAAGACCATTAGGTCATCTGCACATCAAATACGACCTTCATCAAGCTATTTTCTGTTAAGAAAGAATCAGATCGGAAGAAAATTGCATCGTTGCAGTCGAAAGGGATCAGGACGAAGTCTAAGAAGTCAATTGACACATGGGACCTTGTCGACAACAAGACTAAGACAATTCCGCTAAGCTCATGGCAGCTGATCAACTTCATCTCAATCAGCCCTGAAAACATTCTTGTCCTTCATGAGCTGACGTCAAAGCTTCTGAAAGCTTAAGAGCAACATGCTAAGCTACGAATACATCTAGTTCCTTAACGAGAAGCTGTTGTCTTATCTTCCGGCTAATAGAGTCAAAGTTGGGAACAAGTATAACTTCAGATGTCCACTTTGTGGAGATAGCCATAAGTCAATGACCAAAAGACGTGGATGGCTTTATCTTGCCACATCCAGCTATTACTGCTTCAACTGTAGCACGGGAATGTCGGGGATAAAGCTGCTTGAGCTTTTGTCTGGAGAAGACTATGCTGAAATCAGAAAAGAGTACACACGACTTTTCTTGAAGTCTGGACTGAAGAATAGCCTGTCTTGCAGCTATGAGATCCCATCTGATGAGCCTAGCTTGTTTGAGATGAAGTCAGTCATCAATCCTGAATGGAAGAATCCTTTGTCAGACAAAGCAAATGAGTACTTAGAGAAGCGAAAAGTCCTTGAAGCCCCGTTTCTCAGCAATCCTCTATATTCTTGCTATTCTAAGTCACAAACAGAAGAGTTCATCTTGATCCCATGGGTTCTGAACGGCTGTGAAGCATATTATCAAGTCAATGATTTCTTGAAGCAGCATTCGATGAAGTACATATTTCCAAAAGACAAGAAGAAATTGATTGCAGGACTTGACAACATAGACCTGTCATTTCCGTATGTCATCTGCTTTGAAGGATTTTATGACTCAGTATTTGTCAAGAACGGAGTCTGTTTAGGGACAAAAGCAATTACAGACTACTAGCTTAAGCTGATCAAAGAGCGATATCCCCATCATCAGATAGTCATCTCATTTGACAATGACAGCTCAGGGATTGAGTCGATGTCTAAGCTATTGCATAAGGGCTGCGACTTCAAATACTTCAAATGGTTCGACAAGAATACTCGTGAAAAGGACATCAACGATTATGTCTTGGCCAAAGGAGATGTAAATATCTTTTCTGATGAGAAAGTCTTGGAGAAGCTGATAGTCGACAAGCTGATGATGAAGATGTACTTGATCCAGAACCATATGTGGACTCCAGCTCATGTCTTAGACAAGAAATAGGCGTGCGCAGATGGTCAAGGTTCATTCTGGAAGAAGAGGCAAATATAACAACGCAGCTACTGGAACGTTTTTCCCATAGCATCCAGAGAAATATAAAGGCTCAGCTGCACCTATATTCAAAAGCTCATTAGAGCTAAGGATGATGCAGTATCTTGACAAAAGCCCAAGCATTGCTAGCTGGACATATGAGCCAAAAGCAATCCGTTATGTTGACAAGTCAACATGTCCGCCTAAAGTCAGACGATATTTCATAGACTTTGTAGCTGTTGTCAAGCAAGGTCCAATATAGAAGACAGTATGGCTAGAAGTCAAGCCATATTGCGAGTCTCGTCCACCAAAGAGTAAAGAAAATGCTGCTGCCAACCTATTATGGTTGAAGAACAGCAGCAAGTGGTCAGCAGCTTCTCAACTAGCTAAGTCAAAAGGATTTGAATTCCATGTGATCACTGAAAAAGAGCTCAATTGATGAGCTCTTCTACATTGCTGAACTCTATGAATGGATGATGGTCATTCTGCCAAGACCTTAAGATCAGCTCTTTAGGGACTTTTCTGATCGGTGATTCAGCAGGAAGCCCCAGCTTCCACTTCTTGCGTAAGTCAATTTCATGAATCAGGAACTAGATTGTCTAGATGCTTCTTCCAACACTATAATGCTGCAAGCTTTGCTCCACGATGACACCAATCTTCAGTCCATACTTCATAAGCGCTTGAAGAGAGCAGTCTGTATCATATTGGTCGAACATAAAGGTCTCATCGAATGTCATCTCTGACTCTAAAGCTTTCTTTCCAAAGACAATGCAAAGGCCGTCAATCAGCGCAACTTCATGGTCTGTCACAGACTCACGGTCACCACTGAAGAATGATGTAGTGTTTCCTAGCTCTCCATGTGTCACACATCCCCAACGCTTTCCGGGAGTAGGGTTGCTTGATGTATACCAGTTCAACGGTGACTGAGACACATTAGCGACTTCAGTTCCACATAGTCCAAACACGTCATATTTCTCAGCACACTCTTCAATATGCTAGACAAAATGCTAGACATCAAAATGCACGTCACCATGGACAAATGCTATGAAGTCAGCATCTTTAGCTGCTCGCAATTCAGCTAGCTCTTTATTGTAGACTTTAGCTAATGGCTCAGCATTGTTGAGATATGTGACTACTTTGACTCGATCATCTAGTCCTGCAAAGTCTGCACGAATCAGCTTTGGACTTTCATCTTTGCATGTTATGATGAACTTGAACTTGCTCATGTCTAGTTTCTCTTAGTGATTAAGCTGCAAAAATTGGTAAGGTTGAATAGGCGCTTCTCAGGATCATTGACAACAATCGTGAACATCCCATCAGCATATGGCTCAAGCTTTTCAACAATGAATGACCTGACCAAGCTTCTATTCTTCATCATCTTGTCTTTGAAAGCTGAACTGATGCGTCCCTCAAAGCTAGTGTAGCCAACAGACTCGAAATCAGATTTGCTTCCGCTGAACACAACAAAGTCGCATTCATGAAACGAGTCATTGTCAAAAGAAGCTAGCTCATCAGCATGATGGATCTTTCCAATTGCACGTCTTACAATGCTGAACTGAGTCCTGTCACTCAGTGTATCTGTCAAGTCTTTAACAGTCATAGGTTGTCCTCCAAGTCTGTCTCTTCATTGATGTCTTCAACAAGCACCCATTTCTTCATCTCGATGTGCTTTCCCGCTAAGTTTACTAAGCTGTTGTTCTTGTCATTGATCACACGGATATTTGATGCTTCTGAGTCTGAAAGCTTCATCCATTGCTTCTCATAGATCTTGCCATTGTCATCTTTGACTTCTATGTCACCGACTTTAAAGAATCTAGGCTTCTGTCTCATAGGCTATTGCACAACAGGCTATGGCTGCTAAGCTGTCTATTGCTGCCATTCAGCTCCTAAGAAAGCAGCAGCTGGTGACTAGATTGGAGCAGCAGTGCGTAGGACTGCAGGAGCAGAGATAGGTGCATCAGTTGCAGGATCTATCTCTCTTATTGGCTTTGCAACTTGCCCACATTGCTTATATAAGCTGAGCTTCTCTTGCAAGTCTTTTGGAGATGTTGCTTCGACATAGACAGGCTGTTCAAATGTCACACGTTGAAGCTACGGCCTCCCATCATGCTCTTCATTCACATTGTAGACTGCGATCTCAAATTTTCTGACACGTGGCTGCTATGATGCTTGTTGTGCATTTCCATCACTTTTGTTCTCTTTAGCTTCGTCCATACGTTTGGTCCTTATATTGTCTTCTATTCTGTCGGCTTTTAAGCCAATGATCTTTCTTAGCAGCTCGAACATAGCTTTGCAGAGACATTTTACTCAACATAGGTGACTTTCGAGATGTTGTTAGTCTTGACAACCTAGATGATGTGGTTGAAGACATCGTTGTTCACTTCTTTGCGGTGGCTGATGACAAAGATGTTCTGCTTCCAGATGTCACTGAACTCTTTCAAGATCTCTAAGATGCTTTCGATCGCAATAGAGTCAATTGCTCCATCTATGAACTCATCTAGGATCAAGATATTGCTTGAAAAACTGTTGCGAATATACATGAAGTCTCTGAATGCAAAGCAAGCAGCAATCATAAGTCGAGCTCGTTCTCCTGAGCTGAAGTTGTCAAATTCACATTGCCCACCATCAGTTGTGAATGTATAGTTCATGTCTGAGTCGAAGACTACATCATACTTAGCTCCAAACTTAGTAAGGTACGACTTGATCTTGTTGTTCAGGAGCCCAACTAAGTCACTGATTATGAACTTCCGCAATGTGTCTTGAGACACAATGTTCTCAGCAAACTTGAGATAAGAATACTTCTCTTCTAAGGCTGCTAATGACTTCTATTCAGACTCTAGCTCTACTAAGTTGTTCTATTGCAGCTCAGCATATGGGTTCTCTTGCTTCTCAAGCTTTGTCATGTCAGACTCTGTCGCCTATACTTTTGCATCTAGCAACGCAAGCTTCTTAGTAGCGTTGTTGTAGTCTTCTGTAAGCTTCTCTATCTTTGAATTAAGCTGTTCAAGCTTCGCTGAAAGCTGCTTAGTCTTTGCTTCAAGAGCTGACTGTTTAGCAGACGCAGCATCTGCAGTCATTTTTTCAGCTGCTAGCTTCTTGTCAATCTCTTTGATCTCTTCTACATATGATGAGATGCTATAATAGTCTGCAAATGTGCTTTTGCACGTATCACAAAGCTTTGACATCAGCTCGGAATGCTTGTCGATGACGCTTTGCTTCGAAGCTTTCGAAGTCTTAAGCTTATGCATTGTGACTTCAGACTTCGAGATTGCAGACTAAAGCAGCCTAGATGCATCTGCTAGCTTTCTGAGCCCGTCGTTCACTTTGTCTACTGCAGCTTCGTATTTCTCGACTTCAGCTGCATTAGACTTGATGTTCAAGTTCTTCAGCTAATCTTTGTCGGCTTTCAGCTTTTCAAGCTGTACAGCCAACACTTTCAGCTTAGTTGACTTGTCTGTCTCGTGCTTCTCAATTCTGCTCACATACTCATCATTGTTCTTGTTAAGCAGCATAAGCTTGTTCTATGACTAAAGCATTGTCTTGTCATAGTCTAAGACATCTCGATGGATCAAGTTGTACATCTCTCCAAACACTGAAATGTCAAATAGCTTCTCAATGAACTCTTTCTTTTCCCATTTCTTTAGCCTAAAGAAGTTATAGTTCTGGTCAGATGACAAAAGGACAGTCCGCAAGAAGATAGACAAGTCACAATGCAGGATCTCATCAGCTATGAACTTCCGAGTCTCAGTCATTGTTGACTTCGTCAAGTCGATCTCATCTTCTTCTCCGTCTTTTCCAAGAGCCATCTCTGACAGCTAGCAGTATGGTCCTCCATACTTGTTATGCCCCGTGACTACTTTATATGAATGCTCTCCGATGTCAAAGTATGTGACAACTCGTACTTCTTTGCTGTCTACGTACTTGTTTGAGATGTTGCAGTTCTTGATGTTCTCCTATGTCTGTCCAAAGAGCGAGAACACTAAAGCTGAAAACAAAGCAGACTTTCCAGACCCATTTCTAGACCCTGGAACATCGTTGTTCTTTCCACAGACTAAGTTCAGCCCACTATGGGTGTCAAACTCAAACACTTCATCATCAAATGACTTGAAATTATGGATCTCAATCTTCTTGAACTGTATTCGCATCTCAGTAAAGCTCCAGTCATTTCTCTTCTGCTGCAACTAATTTATAGTACTCAGACAGGATGGCATATAGCTTCTCGCTATCTATGTTCTAGTCTTTCAGCACTTTTGGATCAATGTTCTTGATATAGTTCTTCACATAATCCATCTTGCTTTTCTTGATGAGCTCAATAGACTCGTTCTGCATTCTCATCTCAGAATTGAGGTCTAAGTCTACATCATAGTCAGGAAGCAATTCTTCATATGGCTGCCAATCTGTTATCTTCTAGCTGATCTTAGCATCGACGGCTCTATCAACATCAACATCATAGATCTTATGGACGATGTTCCCTTTTATACAGGAGAAGTCAAAGTTGTCTACACAGTCAACAATCTTGCTCATCCTTAGCTATATATGCTTAGGAGTGCTAGTGATCTCATGAAACTCATAAGAGCCATCTTCATTGAGGACATAGAACCCGCAGCTATTGTCTCGCTCTCCTAAGTTCTGCTAATAAGGATCACCGACTAATATGAACTTGCGACCTTTAGCTAAGAACTCTCTTCTTCCATGAATATGTCCTGAGAACACTGTCCCAAATCTCTTCACAACGTCTATAACGTCTCCAACATAGTCTCCAGCAGTCTATGGAGCTGTTATCCCATCTTGAAGCAGCTAGTCAGTGTCAAGTTGTTTCAAATTGTTGTCTGTTGCAGCATTCTTCTTATGAGCATGATCCTCGATATATGACTTGACCAGATACTTGTGCGAGACATCAAAGTGCCCAAACATCAAGTCATAGGTCTCTTTCTTGAACTAAGACACGTCTCCAAGCCAAGGAACCATCAGACCTAGCTTTCCGTTGAAGTCTATTTCTTCAGGCATTGAAATGATCTTGACATTTGGCAAATCTTTGAAGATGACTAGAGAGTTGATCTCAGATGAGTTCTTCATGTAGATGTCATGATTTCCAAGAATGCATCTGACATCACAATGTTTAGCTAAGGCTGACATCAGCTTATATGAGACATTGAGGACATTGTTCTCAGTTGAGACACGGACATGGTTCCAATCTCCTAAGAACAAGACATTCTTGATCTCATGCTGCTTTGCATGCTAGATGATGCTTTTGACAGCTTGAATGCAGATAGCTAAGCGAGACTTGCTAGCAGACTTAAGCCCAAGATGCAAGTCTGTGAAAATGATAGCTTTTCCAACAATTCTTTCCATTCTTAAAACATTGTACTAAATCTAGACAAAAAAGAAAGCTAGGAAGCACTCTACAACTTCCTAGCTTAAGCAATCGCCCGATTGCCAAATCAATACATTCCAGAACCTGGAACTTGCTATGGAGCAATGGCTTGCTCTTTCTCTGGAACATCTACAATAGCACCAGATGATGTCAACAGCAACCCTGCTATAGATGATGCGTTGTCAACCTCTGAGATGATGACTGATGCTGGGTCAATGATTCCAGCTTTAATCATGTCTACGTGCTTCTTGTTCAAGACATCGTATCCAAAGTTCTTGTCAGCACTGTCAAGGATCTTCTAGATCAAGACTTCGGCTGGCTCTCCAGCGTTCTGAAGGATCATCTTGATAGGAGCATCAAGAGCATTGCAGAAGATGTTGACACCGAGTGGCTCATCTCCAACTAGCCCGTCAAACATTTCTTTCTCTTTCCAGCCATCAAGCTACTTTAGGACTTCAAGCAATGCTACTCCACCACCTGCAACAATTCCATTCTTTAGCGCAGCTTTTACAGCATTGAACGCATCGTCGACTAAGTCTTTCTTCTCGTTCAGCTCAGTCTCAGTCTTTCCACCAACAGAAATGACTGCGACTCCGCCTTCTAGCTTTGCTCTCCGTTCTTCAAGCTGCTCTTTGTCAAAGTCATCTGCATTTTCGATCAAAGCATCTAGCTGCTTGACTCTAGCTACAATCTCTTCATCTGAAGCTGTACGACCGATGAACGTTGTTGTGTCCTTTGTGACAATGATTCTCTTAGCATGTCCAACTATTGGAGATCCTATAACTGCTTCTTCGATCTTGACTCCAGTCTCTTCTGAGACTACCATTGAATGTGTCAAGATCCCAAGATCTTGCAGAATCTCTTTTCGGTTGTCTCCAAATGACGGGCTCTTGACAACACAGACTGGAAATCCACGAAGCTTGTTGATGACAAGTGTCTGCAGCGCCTCGCCTTCCATATCTTCACACATGATGAAGAGTGGCTTCTATGCCTAAGATGCAGACTAAAGCAATGGAAGCAGCTCTTGATAAGTTGAGAGCTTCTTTGCACAGAAGACTGTGTATGGGGAATCCAAGTCTGCTTCCATCTTCTCATTTGTGCAGAAGAATGGAGAGATGTAGCCAACATCATATTGGCAACCGTCAACAATCTTGCTGACAGTCTCAGCTGTACGTCCACGATCAACTTTGATGACGCCTTTTGTTCCAATCGTGTCGAAGACATCTGCTAAGACATCAGCAATCTCATCTGAGTGATTGCTTGAGATCTTAGCAACTTGCCTGATCTCTTCTTTCGTGGAGATCTATTGAGCATTCTGCTTGATCAGCTCAATAGCCTTGTCAGCTGCTTTCTTGATCCCATTTCTGATCTAGATCTTATTTCCACCTACTGCTGTATGCCGTAGCCCGTTCTTGAAAATTGACTCAAGCAAGACAGCTGTTCCAGTAGTTCCATCTCCTGACTAGGAATTTGTCTTTTCACTCGCCTCACGAATCAGCTAAGCTGCAGTGTTCTCAACCTAGTCTTCAAACTCGATATTTCGAATGACAGTAATGCCATCTTTTGTGATGCGAGGAGCTCCTCTTCTTGAGATGATGACGTTTGAAGCGACTGGGCCCATAGTCTTAGACACGATAGCTGTAGTCTTCTCAACACCTGAAAGCAGCTTTTCGGTCACATCTGTGTCATATTTGATTACTTTGCTCATTGATTGTCTCTCTTTGCTGTTCTTTGTTTTCTCATTCAGCAGCCTAAAGACATAATACATTCTTAGACTTTCACTGAGTAAATATGAAATGTGACACAGCTAGTTGACAAAATCTTATAGGGACTCGGAAAAGACTTAGGAAAGATCGTGTTGTCTATATTCTCAAGCTTAGATCAAGCTTTTGACTATCTCCAAGCTAGACTAGACTACAAATAGAAAAAAGAAGCTGAGAAGAAGCTATGCAAAGACAAAGGGGCAATTGAAGATGTTGTCTAGCATGGAAACATCGAAGACTTATTGGAGTTGAAATGAACATAAGGCAACTAGTTTCTAGAATCATCATGGCATTGCTATTGCTTAAAGCCGCAGGTTGTGCTCATGAAAAAAGCATAGTCATAGATCCAGTTCAGCCGTGGGAAGGGCATTTCTATACAGCTGAAGAGTTTCATCAAAAGACTGAATGCTTGAATCTAAGCAAGAAGCAGTCAGTGTGGGTCCTGTCAGATCGGACGCTGTCACGTGTGCTTAAGAATCTTAAAGAAAGCCAAGCAAAATGACCAAGAAGAAAGACAAAGAAGACAACCCATGCTATTCAGCTAGTGTATAGAAAAGCTTGAAGAAGCTGATTAGTGAAGAGTGGT